TGCCCGAAGGCTACCACGAGGGCTCCGAGGCGGTCGGATCCTTTCGTCCGATTGAGTTCCGATCGGTTCCTTTCCTAGCGAGTTCGGCCTCTAAACCCGGGTTTGGACTGCGCACGGCGTGTTCTTTCCTACTATCCTTATTACTTAGTATTCTACAGGGGATGTATAAGGACCCCTATACAGGCTATATAGGGATTGGCATGCAAATGGCGAAATCGAAAGCCTGGATCCTGAAAGCTCGATGGCAGGGAGACTTCAGGCCCTATTTCCCTTTCCTGGAGGTGGAAAGAAGTAGGTTCCGGGCCGGCCGGCACGCGAGAACTGGCTGATTGGAGCCTCTCGACTAGCCTAGATGGCCGAGAACCGCCCGATCGGAGGCCATTGGCGCGCGAAGAACGGCTCGGGCCGAGTTCGGGCCTCGGGCGGTCTTACAAAGAGACCCCGGCGGCCGTGAATGTATCTTGTGCCTCCGACCCTTCAGGTGCTCCTGTCCCCGAGCCATGACCCGACGCAACCCGCCGTTGCCATGGCCCTCTCAGGTTCCGAGCTTGCCGACGTGGTCTCGGCGGTCCTGCGCCAGAACCGGTCGCACCGGCTCGGGTGGATCCTGGGCCGGGCCGCGGAAGCGCTCGGTCGCACGGACCTCTTGGCGTCCAACGGGGACCGGTGGAAGTGGTCGGGCCGGAACTGGATCGAGGTCCTGTGACGGACACCCTGCGAGCCATCCAGGTCCGGACCCGGAAGTCGGTCGCCCGGGCCCTCGCGCGCCTGCGCCGGGAGATGCCCACGAAGCACCGCGTGAAGGTCACCTGGATCGACTCCGAGGGGTGCTTCGGGTCGTGCGAGCTGCGCGGCCGCGGGAAGCGGCGCTGGTTCGACGTCAGGCTGGACCCCAAGCGGTGCGCCGTCGGAGAGGTCGCGATCGAGACATTGCTCCACGAATGGGCCCACTGCCGAACGTGGTTCGACCTGCCGATGCACGACCACGGCGACCTCTGGGGCGTGGCCTACGCGCAGGTCTACCGGAAGTTCTGGAGGACCAAGTGAGCCGGGCCGAGCGGAGGCGCAGGACGAAGAACGTCTGCCGGCGGCGGGCGCGCCTGATCCGGGAGCTGGGCGTCGGCTTCTCATCCCTGCGCCACATGAACCCCGGCTGCTGGGCCAGCCGCCACCCGTTGGACTGCGGCCGGCCAGGGTGCGGCGTCTGCAGCATCGACCGGCGCATCGCCGGGCCTACGGTCCAGGAGCAGCGCGAGGCCCAGAACGGGGGCGACCAGTGACCGAGAAGTTCTACACCCCCGGGGAGTTCCGCACCCGCCCCCGCCTGACCCCGCGCGGGAAGGCGGCCGCGCTCGCGCAGGTGCGCCAGCACGGCATTCACCTGCCCTCGATGGCGGCGGCCGCTGGCGTGTCACTGAACGCCATGCGGAAGGCCTGGGCCGAGGACGAGGACTTCCGGGACCAGTGCGAGAAGGCGCACGCTGTGCCCATCCAGCGGGTCATCAAGGCCATGGAGGAGCGTGCGATCGAGGGCTGGAAGGGCTCGAACGGGGAGCAGAAGTACTCCGACCGGTGCCTGCTGGCGCTCGCCCAGGCGCTGGACCCTGAGCGCTTCGGGAACAAGCTGCAGGTCGACCAGAAGACGCGGGTCATAGCCGGCCTGCCGGACGTCAGCAAGTGGCCGATTGAGGCCGTGCGGAAGATGGAGGAAGCCCTTGCGCTGGTGGAAGAAGTTGCGGGTGCGGACGGGGTTCCTGCTCTGCCTGCTCCGTCTGAAGTTCCGGTCGACGCAGAGTTCACCGCCACCGATGACCCCAGCGGTGCAGCGCTCGAAGGAGAGGACGATGGCGACTACCCCGAGGAGTAAGTCCGAGCGCGAGCCCCGGCCGGTGTGCCCAGAGTGCTCCCGGATCGTGGACCCGACCAAGGCGGCGCACATCGGCGAGGCCGGCAGCGCTTCGAAGAAGGGGCGCAAGCCCCGGCAGGACCTCGTCGGCATCTACTGCTCCAAGGACTGCGCCCTGTGCGCGTGGGTGCGGGGGTGGCCGTGGAACCGGGTCATCCGCGAGGGCTTCGGCGAGTGAACCCGCGCGACCTGATCGCGCAGATGTCGTCCGAGCAGCGAGCGCGCATGCGGGCGTTGTGCCAGCACGACCTCTCGCGCCGGGACGGGTTCTGGCAGTTCGCCAAGCATGCCTGGAAGGTGCTCGAACCGGAGACCCCGCTCGTCGAGGGCGGGCCGTTGCCCCTGATCTGCAAGGCGCTCGAAGCGGTCACCGAGGGCAAGATCCACCGCCTGCTCATCAACGTGCCGCCCGGCTGCATGAAGTCGATGCTGGTCAACACGTTGTGGCCGGCGTGGGAGTGGGGGCCGCAGAAGCGCCAGCACCTGCGCTACATCAGCGCCAGCTACGAGCAGGGCCTCGCCACGCGCGACCTCGTGCGCTGTCGTGACCTCGTGAAGTCGGAGTGGTACCAGACCCAATACGGCGTCAGCTCCTGGGGTGAGCTGGAGCTGAAGGAAGACCAAGACCAGAAGACCTACTACCAGAACGTCAAGACGGGCTGGCGCCTCGCCGCGTCGGTGCGCTCGGCCCTGACCGGCTACCGCGGCGACCGGATCCTCATCGACGACCCGCACGGTGTCGCCGGCGGTGACTCGGCCGCGGACCTGCTCACGACGGGCCGCTGGTTCACGGAGACGCTGCCGACGCGCCTCAACCGCTCCAAGGACGACCCGCGCAAGGCGCACGCGAAGCGCTCCGCCATGGTGATGATCATGCAGCGCATCGCGGTCGGCGACCTGTCAGCGAAGGCGAAGGAACTCGGCTGGGAGGTCCTGTGCCTGCCCATGCGCTACGAGGTGGGCGAGAACGCGCCGACCCCCAAGCTGCAGGAGCTGGGCATCGTCGACTGGCGCACCGAGGAGGGGCAACTACTCTGGCCCGATCGCTTCCCCGAGGAGGCCGTTCGGGAACTCGAACGAGCGATGGGGCCCTACGCCGTCGCGTCGCAGTTGCAGCAGCGCCCGGTGCCGCGCGGCGGCGGCATGTTCAAGCGCGATCGCGCGGTGTTCGTGGATGCGGCTCCCGCGTGCACGCGCTGGGTGCGCGGCTGGGACTTGGCCGGCACCGAGGACGGCGGCAAGGCAACGGTCGGGCTCAAGCTGGGGGTGACCGCGGAGAACCGGCTCGTCATCGCGGACGTGGTGCGCGTGCAGAAGGAATCCTACGGCGTCGAGGAGACCATCAAGGCCTGCGCGCGCGCGGACGGGTCCAAGGTGGCGATCTCGCTGCCGCAAGATCCAGGGCAGGCAGGCAAGGCGCAGAAGGCGCGCCTCGCGAGCATCCTGCCCGGCTACAACGTGCACTTCTCGCTGGAGTCCGGCGACAAGGTCGACCGCGCCGTCCCGTGCGCGTCGCAGTGGGACGCGGGCAACGTGATCCTGGTGCGCGGCCCGTGGAACGACCGGTTCCTCAGCGAGGCGGAGTTGTTCGGCCCTGCCGGCGCCGCGTTCACCGACCAGATCGATGCGTTCTCCCGGGCCTATGCCTACCTCCTCACCCAGCGCTCGACCTCGCAGGGGTTCGGCGCCCCCGCGTCGGTCGTGTAGGGCTCTTACAAATACACCCCCTCAGCCGTAAATGTATGGACCGCGCATGACCGACCAGATCCAGAAGGTGCTCGGGGGATCCACGCCGGCCCCGAACGTGTTCACGATCCAGGATGCGCCCACGCGGATGCCGCCGGCGACCCGGACCGTAGGCGCCCCGGGCTTCGTGCTCACGGGCGGCTACCTGCTCGAAAACGAGAAGGACCCGCGGGTCTCGGGCCTGCGCAAGTTCCGCCTGTACTCCGACATCCTCGCGAACACCGCGATCGTCGGCGCCTCGTTGCGGGCGTTCATCGCGCTGGTTGGCAAGCCGGAGTGGACCGTGGTCCCCGCCGACGACAGCGCCGAGGCCCTGGAGCTGGCCGAGTTCGCCGAGGAGGTCCTGTTCAAGGACATGATCACGCACTGGCCCCAGGTGGTGCGGCGTGCGGCGCTCTACCGCTTCTACGGGTTCGGCGTCCAGGAGTGGACCGCGAAGAAGCGCGACGACGGCCGTATTGGTCTGCTCGACATCGAACCCCGCCCGCAGACCACGGTGCACCGCTGGGACTGCGACCAGCACGGCAACGTGATCGGCGTGGTGCAGATGGCGCCGGCGACCCAGCGCGAAATCTACCTGCCCCGGCAGAAGCTGCTCTACCTCGTCGATGACGCGATCAACGACAGCCCCGAGGGCCTCGGCCTGTTCCGGCACATCGTCAAGGACGCGGACAAGCTGCTGCGCCTGGAGCTGATCGAGTCGTGGGGCTTCGAGTCCGACATCCGCGGCATCCCGATCGTGCGCGCGCCCTTGAAGGAGCTGCGCGAACTCGGCACGGAGCTGGAGGAGGCGCAGCTCGCACCCCTGCGGCGGATCCTCGCGGACCACAAGCGCGGCCCCGAGCTGGGCCTCATGCTGGAGTCGGAGACGTTCCGCTCCACGGGCGAGGGCCAGACTCCCTCGGGCGTGAAGCGCTTCGACTTCGAGCTGTTGCGCGGCGACGCGGGCCCGCACGAGGAGATCGCGGCCGCCATCGAGCGGCTCAACCGCCAGATCGCGCGCGTGATGGGTACCGAGCACTTGCTGCTGGGCGCGGACTCGAAGGGCTCGCACGCCATGGCGCAGGACAAGTCCCAGGCCTTCGCCGAGTTGATCGACGCAACCCTGGTGGACATCCGCGCGCAGGCGCGCAAGGACCTCCTCGAACCCGTATGGGATCTGAACGGGCTGGATCGCGCGCTCATGCCCACGTTCCGGACGTCGCCGCTCGCGCTGTCCGACGTCCAAGAGACCACGGAGGCCTTGGTCAAGATGGCGCAGGCAGGCGCCCCGCTGATGCCGAACGACCCCGCGGTGAACAAGGTCCGGGCCCTGATCGGCCTGCCCGATGCCCCCGAGGTCGACCTGTCCCTGACTGCGCCGCTGCCGGGCCAGGGCATGCTGCCGGGGCAGGCGCCTCCGACTCCTGAAGAGGACATGGAGGGCGACGGCGACGAAGACCAGGAAGTCGCGAGCGAACCCGAAGAGAAGGGGGCGTAGTCCTTGGTCTGCGCGGGCCCTCCTCCCCTGTTCGCGTTGGGCGATCCCGGCGCATCGAACGCCGCTGCCGCTGCCTCTGCTGCGGCCGCTGCTGCTGCTGCCGATGCCGCCGCCGCGCTTGCTGCCGCCAACGCGGCCCAGGCCACGGCCGACAGCGCGCTGTCACTCGCGACGACGTTGTCCGGCACGATCGACCAGAGCTACTCCCTCCGGGCGATCATCGCGACCGCTCTCCCGACGGTGACGCCCGCGTTCACCTCGCAGTACGCCGTGACGGCGTTCGGCACGCAGGCGTTCAACAACATAGCGAACACCAGCTACTTGACGGGGCGACTCAGCTTGTCGAGCGCCAGCACGTCGGGCACGAACCGGCGCGCGGGGTGGACCCAGCGCAGCGGCACGGGCATGGTGTGGCGCGGCGACGCTGCAGGCCAGGGCGGCTTCCGCATGATGGCCGTCTTCGCGCGGTCGGGCACCCTCGCGAACCAGCGCGCGTTCATCGGCCTGTCCGCGGCCGCGGACCCTGCCGACAACAACGCCACCGACGCGGACCCGGCAAACTGGCTGAACTCGGTAGGCCTCGGCATCGGCGCGGGCGAGACGAACTACTACATGTACACGAACGACGGCTCGGGCACTGCGACCCGGACCTCGCTCGCGTCGATCACGGTCAGCACCACCGAGTGGTATACCGTCGAACTGTTCGCGGCCCCGAACGCTTCGATCATCAGCTACCGGATCACCATGCAGAGCACCGGAACGCAAGTCTCCGGTGACCTGAGTTCCGACCTGCCGGCCAGCACGGCATTTCTGGGATTCCGCATGACCTCCTTCACCTCCAGCACCTCCGGCCAGACCAACATCTTCGGCACGCACTGGCTGATCAGCCGCTACAGCGAGTAACCCTCATGACCCACAAGATCCGGCAGCGCGTCATCGCGCCGAACGTCTCGGCGAACTCGTCGAGCAGCACCTCTTCGACGTTGACGACCGACGTCTCTACTCTCCAATCCCAGATGACGGCCGTACAGGCCCAGGTGACAGCAATGCGCGAAATGGACACGACCCAGGAAGTTGCGATCGGCCTCTACCGTGATGGTGGCGGCGTGGCAATCGTCTATCGTCAGGTGAAGGTGATCGCTGCGGGCCCGAACGGCATCCCGACGACCTACCCTGTCACGTTCTCGGCGTTCCACAAGCTCCTGCACTTGAGCGGGGCTTTGCAGAACGCATCGGGCGACTACATCCCCCTGCCCTACGTCGAGGAGACCGACGACGGCACGCTGCCGGACTGCATCAACATGAAGCTGATCGCCAGCGCGCACCCGGCTCCGCCCGACAGCATCCAGCTCACGCCCGTCGCGGGCACGGACTGGTCGCTGTTCGTTGGCCAAGTGGTCATCGAATACACGAAGGTCGCGACGGCGTAACCATGGAGTCCCCTCGTCGTCCCATGCTGGCGGTCCTGGCAAGCATCGCGCTGCTCCTCGAATCGGTGCGGCTCGACTTCCAGGCCCTGGCATCAGCCCCCACGCCCGCGCGAGCGCCCTCGCGCAAGCGCGCGAAGGTGAAGCGGTAGTCCTATGGCAGCAAGCATCCAGACCGTGAGCATCGGCATCTCGACCTATTCGGTGTACGCCCGCACGGCGGACCCCGAGGTCGATCTCGTCGCCTACTTCAATGCGCGTCTGGGCGCTGCTGCCGCCGCAGTCACGGCGGCCTCGTCCGACAACCGCAAGCGGGCGCTGGTCATGGCGGCGGACTTCATCGACCGCGTCTCGAACTTCTCTGGCGAGGAAACGACCGCCGGACAGGCCCGCTCGTGGCCCCGGGACGGCGCGAACTGCAACGGGACGGCGATCACGGACGGCACGGTCGCCGAGGAACTGCCCCCGGCCGAGTTCGAACTGGCCGGCTATCTCCTGCTGGACGCCACCCTCTACGACGGCGAGGGCTCAGGCTCGAACGTGCGCAGGGTGCAGGCCGGCTCGGCCTCGGTCGAGTTCTTCGTGCAGACCATCAACAGCGCGCGCGACAAGCGGCTGCCAATCGTGGTGAACGACATCCTGAAGTGCCTGTTCGCCAGCGCGGCCGGGTCCTTCGACACGACCGTGACCGGAGTCGACGACTGCGGCAGCTACTTCGGCGAGTGCGACTTCGATCGCGGCCAGGGGTTCGCATGAGCCAGGAACTACTGGTGGTGGTCTTGAGCCTCGACGGCACCTTCGCGGTCTTCCGGAACGAGGGCGGAGCCCCCATCGACGTCACCGACGAATACGAGGTCGACGTCCTGGAGGCCGGCGGGTTCAACGTGCAGCGCAAGGTGGAGGTTCCGACCGATGGGTGAGGCCATGCTCTACGTTCTGCGATTCCCAAACGGGAAGGCCTACGTCGGCATGACGACCACAACCGGCAAGGTCCGGCTGTCTCGTCACATCGCTTCGGCGAAGGCAGGCTCGCGCCTCGCAGTCCATGCCGCCATCCGCAAGCACGGCGCGCCGATCCTCTTCGGCCTTCTGCGAGACAGCGTCGAAGTGATCGCGCGTTACGAGCAGGAACTGATCGAGGAACTCGGCACGCTCGCGCCGAGCGGCTACAACCTCGATCGCGGCGGATGCTATCGGAACAAGACCGAGGCCGAGCGTCAGCGGATGCGCGAGGTCTGGGACCGCCCCGGCCACCGCGAGAAGGTCGGCCAGAAGATCAGCAACTCAATGCAAGGCCGTCCGCTGTCCGAAGAGCATCGGCAAGCTCTGTCCGAGGCGGCCAAGCGCCGCTGGGCACGCGGCGTTTCTGATTCTCACAAGCAAGCCGGCCGGAACTCGGCCGCCAAGCGCTGGAGGGCTGTCTAGTGGGCCAGAAACTTTTCGGCATCGACATCTCGGGCCTCATCAAGAAGCACATCGCGCCCGGCGTGCTCGCCGCGACCTTGATCAAGGTCACCGGCGGCACCCGCACCGCGGGCCAGCTCACCAGCGGCACGAACCCGAGCCCTGCGAACTACTCCTGCCGGGGCTTCATCGACCGGCAGGGCAAGCGGCGCATCCCCGGCGGCCTGGAGAAGTCCAGAATCGTCTGGGTGCTGCTGATCGGCGACACCATCGAGAACGGCACCGTCGTCCCCGAGACCGACGACCAGATCACCATCGAGGGCCGGACCTTCCAGATCGCTGGGCCCATCGACAGAGACCCCGCGGCGGCAACCTACGCTTGCCCCTGCACCGAACGCTAACCCCCTTTCCCTAGCTAGGAACCTTTCCATGAACCTGCAACGTCAAGTCTCTCGCCTGCTCAACCAGCGGGACAATCGCTCGAACCTCCCCACGCCGGTGTCCGGTGTCGGCATCGATGTCCTCGCCCAGCAACTGCAGCACATCCGCTTGAAGCTGTCCGGCAAGACGGTTTCCGTCGCGGCCGCCGACGACTTCGGCTCGCTGAAGCTCTGCGACCTGCCGACCACGAACCTGATCATGCTGGGCGTGATCGTCAACCTGAACACGACTCAGGCCGGCTTCACCAGCAACAACGGCACCGCGATCGACGCGGCGCTGGGCACCGTGGCCACGGCCTCGACGGACTTCAGCAACGCCGGCGAAGACGACCTCATGACCAAAGTCGACGGCACCGGCACGACCGCGGGCAGCGTGCGCGGCGCGGGCGCCAGCGACGGCGCCCTGTCGAACGTGCTCCTCGCGGCCGGCGCGAAGGCCATCTACCTGAACATCGCGGACCCGAGCACGACTGCCGGCGTCCTGACCCTGGGCGACGACTCCTACGTCGACCTGATCTACATCGACCTCGGCGACCACAGCTAGCCGTGGCACGCAAGAAGCCCCAGGATTCCGAGGTCGTCGCGCAGCGAATCGCCGCGCGACTGGAACCGGAGATCCGCGCCCAGGTCGTGGCGGTCATCGCCACGATCCGGGATCGTTGGACCCTGGGGCAACTTGCGGACATGATCGAGCGGGGCCGCATCGAGCAGGCCCTGGCGGTCGTGGACATCGCCGCGCGCCAACTCGGCGGCGCCTGGAGCCGCGTCTACCAGAGCGCGGCAGGCAGCACCGTAGCGGCCGTGAACCGCTCCCTGGGAGTTGTCGGCGTGCACTTCGACGCGACCAACGTTCGCGCGGTCGCGGCCATGCGCGGGAACCAGCTCCGCCTCGTGCAGGAGTTCTCGCGCGAGCAGCGGCTGGCGACCCGGCAAGCGCTCCTGGATGGCATGCGCGCAGGCGCGAACCCGATCGAGCAGGCCCGGAACTTCCGGCAGTCGATCGGGCTCACGTCGTACCAGGAGCGCGCGGTGGCGAACTACCGCCGGGCCCTGGAGTCGGGCGGGACCGATGCCCTCAGCCGGCAGTTGCGGGATCGGCGCTTCGACCGGACCGTGGTCCGCGCGGCCGACGAAGGCACGGCCCTCAGCTCGAAGCAGATCGACGTCATGGTCGAGCGCTACCGCGAGCGCTACATCCAGTACCGATCCGAGGTCATCGCCCGCACCGAATCCATGACGGCCGCCGCGGAGGGCTCGCACGAGGCCTTCACTCAGGCCGTGGAGTCGGGGGACGTGAGCCCCGACCGGATCGAGCGCACCTGGAACCCCGCGGAAGATAACCGGGTGAGGGACTCGCACGCGGCGATGGACGGGCAGACGGTCGGCTACGACCAGCCGTTCATCTCCGGGAGCGGGGCGCGGATCAGGTTCCCGGGCGACCCCCAGGCGCCACCCGAGGAGCGGATCCAGTGCCGCTGCTCGGTCAGCACCAGGATCGCGGCCGCGCCTGACCTGCAGGCGCGCGTGTCGGTCTACGAGCAGCGCTAGCCGGCGCAGACCAGCTTCAGGACCGCGTGCGGGCGCGGGCCGTGGCCCATTGCCTCGCCCGCGCGCCGGCGGACGTCCCAGGTCTCGCCCTCGGTGTCGTCGACAACGAGGTAGACCTGACGGCGCGAGGCACTGTCGGCCGTGAACCCGGCGATGATGGTTCCGCCGCAGAGCCCCTGCAGGTAGCCGGTCCCGGCCGAGGCACAGAAGCGGGCCCTGCGCGTGCGGGTCAGGAGCGGGTCGAACTCGGTACCGACGCACTGACGCTGAATGGCTTCGATGCTGTCTGCCTCGAAGCCGGCGGCGAGAAGGCGGTCGCGAATGGTGGTGCTCATGGTTAGAGGCTCGTGTCGAGGCCGGTGTGGGCGGTGAAGATGCGGCGCAGGTCCTCGGCGTAGACGAGGTCCGACGTGCCGAACAGGGTGGTGATCTTCGTGCCGCGGACCTTCAGGAACTCCATGCGGTAGGTGTCGAACTTGGTCAGGGTGATCCGGACGTGGGTCACGCCGGCGGCGTTCGAGCCGATCTTCATGGTCAGGGAGTCGTCCGAGCCGATCAGGTTCTTCGCGCCGGTCATGACCAGGAAGCGCGAGCCGCCGAGTTGCTGCAGGATGGTGTTCGCTACGGTGTTCGTCATGGTGCTACCCTCTTCGACAGTCTAGCCCGAGGACTTGAGCCTAGGCCGTGCGGGAGACCTGCTCCGACTCATTCCGGGCCGCCTCTTCCGCGTAGGCGATGTCGAACAGCTTCGAGGCGGCGACCATCTCGCGGCGGGCGGCGAGGAACTCCACGTCACCGATCTGGCGGGTGCGGTAGGCCTGCTGGGCGACAGTGAACGCACGGATGGCCACGTTGTGAGCTTCGAGGGCCGCTTCGTAGGTCTTGGACAGCTTCATGGTGCCTCTATCGGAACTCTACCCTGAGAACTTGAGCCGCGCCTACCAGACCTGCGCGACCTTTCCCTCCCTGACCAGGAAGACGACCTCGCCCGGGAAGTCTCCCTCGAACCGAACCTCCCCGCCACCGTGGCAGGCGCGGCCGTCGGCCATCCGCTCGACGGCCGCGCGCCATGACTCCGCACCGCGGCACCGCAGCTCGCCCGAGCGGATCAGGTCGCCGGCGCGCAGGGTGAACTTCACGGTGCAGGGTTCGTGTTGCATGTTGTCTCTATCGGAACTGTAGCCTGGGAACTTGAGCCGGTGCGAACTATTCCTGGGCGTCCGCGATCCGGACGGCGAGGATGGCGCGGGCGTCCACGATCTGGACCGGCGCCTTCTGCCGCTTCGTCGACAGGACCTCGACGCGCTCGACCCGGTAGCGGCGCTGCGCCGGGCCGTAGTCTCCGCCGACCAGGAACCGGGCGCTGGTCTTCTCGCGGACCGCCATCCCCTTCAGGCTGCCCGTCAGGAACCGCTTCGTCACGTTGTAGGTCAGGTTCATAGCCCCTCTATCGGCACGCGGGGCTGAGGCCTTGAGCCTCCCTTCTCGATCCGGGTCTGGGTCGTCTCACCTCGGGATCAGGGGCTGACCGTGGCGCTCGACCTTGAGCCGCGCCATCCCGTCGGCGTGCTGAAGCATGGCTTCGCCTTGCTGCCGGGCGGCCCAGGCGCGATCCTCGCGCAGTCTGGGCCCAGGTCCGGAACTGGCGGCCGTAACGGCCGTAGAGCTTGCCGTCCTCGGTCTGCAGGAACGCGGCCAGTTCCTCGGCCGACCGCAGGAGCTTCGACCGCCGCTCGCTGCGGTCCCAATCGTTCCCGATCTTCCAGTCGACCATCACGGCGGGGATGCCCTCGGCCGTCATGTTCGCCAGTCGCGGGCCCTGCTCGCGCAGCTCGCGGACGATGCGATCGCAGAGGTCCGTT